TTGTTGCTGTATAACCGCCCACCCCGCCGATAGCATATATTTTGTTGTTCAGAGCGACAGCACAAATCCCATACATCTCCCACCCCCTAGGAAGATAATTTGAGCGAGAGACCCACGCTTTGGTGTTTGTATTGTATATCTCGACATAGCTCGACTGCCGATTCTTCGAATTGATCCCACCCATCACGTATATTTTGTCGCCCACCGCACAACAAGCTGCTCCTCTTCTTATTCCTGTACCGCCGTCGACGTAGCGAATTGGAAAGGACGCTATAAATTCCCAGGTATCTGTAGTTGGATCATAGACCTCGCAACTATTATACGCTTCACCCAAGTAGTTGGTAGAAAATGGATCACCGCCCAGCGCGTAGATCTTGCCACCCACCTCAACCGCGCAACAGTTAATGCGTTGGTTGTTCATGTCCGCTATATCAACCCACATGTTTGTATTTTTGTCGAGTTTCAGACAGGAACTTAGTGCCGCGTTGCCCAGGTTATCTTTCCCCCCTATTATATAAATTGTGTTATCCAGCCAGACTGCGACGTGTCCGCTTAGAGCTTTAGGCAGATTGGGAAGATCGTTCGGGAAGTCGGTAATTATTGAACTATTCTGTAATATTGGAGCATGACTTGCCAAACTATAGTTAACTTCACTTGTCAATGCACGAACACCAGGAACTTTAGATAAATCTGCTCTGGTGGGCTTGCCGGTGGGCTGGTACCACCAGCCGCTGAGACTGCCACCGCCTGATGCATTCGCTGCAAGCTTTTTGTGGTGTCCTTTAACTTGTGATAAACTAGAAATAAAGAAAAAGTTTTTTGCGAACTCACTATCATTACCATTATTAACCGTGTAAATATTGTTTTCAAACGATACATCTCTAAACGGATATCTTAATTTATAAAACGTAGTATTAGAAAATTCAGGTAGTGTATTTGTTTTAGCATTCGGAGGAGTAGACATCAGATATTTATTAGTATATGTTCCTGCTGAGACGTCGTCGTCCCCTTCCTCTGCGGTATACCAAGCCTTTGTTGCAAACTTATTATAGTCATATCCATTCCAGTTTGTTTTAATATTTCCTGAACTATCAATAGAACCTTGCAAATAAACCAAATTTCCACCAGATATCTCGTATACGGCTGTTGGTGATGTTGCATTATTTTTACTTATATCTAAAAACTCTTCAGGAAGCTGAATATCATACACCTTTGACATTGTGGCAGTTTTACCACCTTGAATCGATCTGATTTTAGAAGTATTATTATTACATATATCTATATTACCAAAATTAAGCAATTTACCTTCCATGCTACTGTTATTAAAATTCATATAGAATAATGTTGAATAATTGTTTGTATCTAGACCCACTGTATTTATCGTTAAATCGCCGACATTATTAATCGCCAAAAAACCACCACTCCCCTCTTGTACATATATATATATTGGAATCTTGTTTTCTTCACTACTTAAAATCTGAACTTTCTTATTAGTATCTAGATGTATAGCCGGGTGTGGTCCAATACTAAATCTATTAGCTCGTTCTCTTTTTGTTGATGTTGATGTCATGAATGCTGGTTTATTCACCTTGCTATTTGCTACAGTAGACATAAATATATTATCAAATACTGTTGCTGACGAATTATCAACCAAAGTCAAAAAACTACTACCAGAATTATCTGCATAAATATATTTGTTATCATACCCCTCAATATTCAGCTGCAATTTAACACCCTGCATTGATTGAGGTCCGTTAAGAGTTTCTTGATTCCAAGAAACATCGTTAACTAAAATCTCAGTTGCTTTGGATTCCGTCTCCACAAATTCACTTGTTATTATTTCACCTGATACACCAATTTGAATATACTCATTTTTACTATGTAATAAATCATCGATTCTAAAATGGAAATATTGCATTTTATAACTATATTTGCCATCTGATCTCTTACCAATATATTTCATTCTAAAGTTAGTTGTATCATTCAGCATAACTGTTCCATTGTAATTTTTTTTATATATTTGTCCACTAGAATCTACATCTAAAAACACATTTTGGTCTTGGTTAAATGTTCTAATTACATCACCATCTGGATCTACATCGGACACTCTGATTGATTGGCCTGTTCGATTGTTTTCTAATGTATATAATACTGATGATATATCAGTGGTTCTAATTATATTATAACTGCTGTCTAAACTAGGCATTGTTCCGTAACTAGCATCCCTGACTAACGCATATGATGTAAAGGCATTAATAAAGTTTTTATTCTCCATAAAGATATGCTGCTGATTTACCCCATCATATCCTAATATATAATCACTGTTTTTATGAATAATCGTTTGTGATAAGAGTAAGTTGTCTATAATTCCACCTTCATCAATACTCATATTATTCGATGAATCGGTGCTATTTACAATACCATGCTGGCTATAGTTATTCAGCATACCCTTAATCGAAAAGTTGCCGTGATTGGTAATCTTAGTTCCAGGATTAATGTTTAGAGTTGCAGTAGAATCTAAGCTAATATAGCTACCGGCATGATTTGTAATAGTAGAGTCACCCGGTAATGGTATATATTTAAATGTCGTGCTCACAGACATATTTGCGGCGCTGGAGTAGCCGCTCGTGAAAAAATAATAATATGTATTGCCTTGCGCCCCCACGTCCACGAAGGAGGCAATATCCAAATATCTTTCCCCTTGCCAAAGGGTCGGCCGCGCCGATATCACCTGCTCCGCGCCCGCGTATTGAATCTTACATTCTCCGTTATCTTTTCTGTGAATATATACTTTTGTATCATCCCCATATTGTGATTTTGTGTGCACTATTGAACCAAATACATTAGCGTGAATACTATTATTGCATGGGTCAGAAACACATAGGTAATACAGATCATCGGTAACTTTTCCATCAACAGTATTTACTGTGGTAAAGTCAGGGTTGGACTCATTGGACACAATGAAATTGGGTGGATCATTCGGCGCCGGCATCAAATAAAATTGTTTAATTCCGGTTTGTATTGTCGGATCGATTAACTTTTGAATTTTAAATTTTTTCTCGTTCCAATCATAACTTAAGTAATTATTATTTGTATCTATAAGTGCAAACAGTTCCAAATCACCATTATCAAAATCAGCATTCTTTAACAACACACGCCCGCTGCTGCTGTCATCACTACCATTTTCAATAGTTCCTTTATTAGTGGCAATAACTCTATCCTCATATGAGGTATTTGCTACAATGAGATCTCCATTATTATGTATTTCTCCATGATTATTAAATGTTTTATTTACAAAACAAGCGGTATTTTTCCCGATGTTACATTTACCTTTGTTATTAATTGTTAAACCGCCTTCAAAATACACACTCGGTGATGCATTTGGTATTATGATTTCAGAACAAGATAAATATTGAGTTGATTCTTTTGTTACCATAAAAGTATCGAAACTGTTATCGAATGTGATTTTGTTTTCATCGATCACATCGTTAGAAACACTAAGCACATATAATGTATTATTTTCTTTTTTTCTAAATACAGCAGGACTATTATTATCAGGATAATCTAAATAAAATTGGTAGGTGCCATTACTTGACGAACCCATGTAAATATATTTAGATGAATGAATATCGCCCAAAACAAAATCTTGATATCCGCCTGCCAGAATATTTCCTGAACTATCGACGCCCGAAGAATCCAAAATTGTTGAGACATAGTTTACTACAGTATTAAGAGGATCTAAAAAGTTCCACGAACCATACCTTTTCTTTAATGCAGATACCAGAGTATTAGGTGTAGCCACTATATCTCCATCGAAATTGATATGAGTGCCACTACTTACATCATTGATTGCTATCATTTGTGATACAGTGGAATACGAGGTGACCTCGGTTGTGTATGAAACATTGCTCAAAAATGATTTGTTTTTATCGCTGTATTTCTTCGATGTCAAGTAATAGGTCAGGGGTGTCGGTAATAATATTGGTTGTGTTGGGGGTGTGCGTAAATTATCAAAATTCTCAGTCTTTAGGTATGCTATGTCCTCGCCCACCGTGCCGCGAGTCGCAGTCCCACTGCGAATATACCAAGTATCGGTGGTGGTGGTGTCTTTAGATATTCCAGTGCAATATGGGTTTTGGGAACATAAATTCTTAGCATTTTCTAGCCCCACCTCCGTAGCTTGATGTGATCGTGGATCCTTCAAATGAGTGTCCATTTTGTAATTAGTCAACTTTTCATACTGCAGCTTGCCACCGTCCGACATATATTTAATACCATTCGGTTGGTTTTTAGAACTAGTGCCACATACGGTATTTCCAACGTAATTAAAAAACCTACGACTATTGTTCCCTTCTTCAATATTGGTGTAATCATCTTTATAAATATTCATGTTATTATCAAGGTGGTCAATTGTTTTATTAAAACAATCATTAAAACCGGAGATTTTTTCTGATGTTTTATAATTTAGATCTAGTTTTTTGACATAAGAAAATGGCTTCGGTGCGGAGTTATGTTCAATCACTTCAGGAATAATAAATGATGCAAGAATTAGTATAAGTCCGGCTTTGCCGCCAACATCAGATGTACCGTTCTTAAGAGCATTCGCCATAATGTCAGCTTCTTCATCATTGAACACTGGTGACCCGTCGGTCTGTTGTAACGTTGTAAGATGGTCTTTCAATCCAGCGGGGTTTTCGTCGCGCTTAGTTGCAATACCTTCTAGTTGCGTCGCGGTAAGATTTCTTATTGGATGGGTTTCCTCATTCAATCTTAAAACTTTCTTGAATCGTTCCTTCTCCAAATTGTTAATATCAGCTGCATCTCTAACCATTTTCTCAATATCTGTTTCTTGAAAGTTTACTTTATCCTTTACACGGTCCGCAAGCTGCTTGATCAAGTCTCGATCATCATCATCCCACGGATAATTGATACGATCCGACGCTTTACGGAGTTTGTTTACCAAGTATTCAATGTGGGGGTGGACGTCAATGGCTTCACCAAAGGCTTCCTTAATCGTTTGGTTTAATTTTTCACTCTTATCCAAAATGTCGTCGGGCATACTCTGACGGGTAAGGCGGTATAGCACTGCTTTACCCGTTTGGTACTGACCAATCCCCAAAAAAGTCGCAAACGATGCCGATAGAAGTCCAGCCACACCACTCTTAATTTCTATGTTCCTTATAAAATTATTAGTCACATCACCATCTATTATGTCACCTATGTCACCAGCGTATTCCTTAGTGCTTTTAATCTCTGGATTACCACTATACAAATTACAATAACCGGTGCTATAAAATTGTTTGGCCGCTGCTTGTGCCACTTCACTTGTAACAACTTTCACAATCTCTTTTGCTTGTTCATATAGAGTATAGTCAAAATAAACATACTCTACCAACTTTGCCAACGCTGCCACCGCGAACACGTATGGGTTACCCTCTGATTCCAGGCCGGTATCCACGATTTGATCAAATTTACTCCAGAGCACCAGGCTTCCGGCAAGTTCCCCCCCTGACTTCGCGAGTTCGGGGCCATACTGTTTAATCCACGACTCTTGTGCTTTGAGCGCGCCTGCTTGTTCTGAACATCGTAATGCATTAAAAGAGGCTTCGGCTACATATGATGTTAATTCTTGTGTGGTAATGACATTATTCGATGCCTCTGCCAAGTGGGTTTTAAAATCACTGAAAGAAATATTATCAGATAAGCAGGGAACTGAACTGGTAAATGAATATACATTACAGTTTTGATCTTGTGCACACTTCCTAAAACATTCTTCATCGGTGTTATACTGTTCCGACGAATATGGTGCTTCTGCTATAACTCTATCATTCACAGGCCTTCCGAATAAATTTTTACTAGGTTTAATTACGACATTCCAATTATCAACAATATCATTGTAGTTACTCATTAACAAACTCCATTCAAAAGAGGTTTTCGGTATATCTGTGCACTTACCCCACGAAACGTCGTTCACCGAGAGGTCTTTTATGTTGGTTTGTAATTCAAACTTCTGAATATTAGAATAGGTTTTAATGTCTGTAAAATACGTTGATCTTAGTGAGTTGTATTTAGCCTTGACTGTATTGCCAAGAACAGACAAAATATGTGCAAATGATTTATTATCATCTTGCCCAGAATCCCATGCAGCTCTTTCCAGAGATGCTTGCTGTAAATCTGACGAGTTTACTGCCATTAATGATGCCGTTCCTAATTCATTGCCACTGGGCTCAAATTGAACAAGACCATGGACAGATAAATTATTAAATTCATATTGTGTTTTTATTTGTGGGTCCACGTTCCACGTTTGGGGTGTGTCTGCATTAGGGTCAATAATCATACTTCCAATCATTAATAAACTGGGTAAATCTTTTGCATAATCACCGTCTGCGATAGTTATATTAAAATTATCACTTGATTTGATTTTATAGAACCCGTAAGTATTGTCAAGTGAAGTTAACCAAATTTTTCCACCATTTGAACCGGTATCAGCATATATTTTACTACTAATTACACTACCAGACATTTCCAGTGTTTCATGATAAAACACTGTCTGTCCCTTAAGATCGTGTTTGCCTCCTCTTTCAACAACCACAAGTTTGTATATATTTAATACTTTTGTGTCAAATGAGTCTCCCCCCGTTTTCGCACCGTATTTGTTTCCACATGGGTCCAAAAGAGTCCATGCCAAATACTGATTATCTTGACCACGCAACCTAAATGCTTTTGTTCCAGAATCAAGTAAATTTCCACACATATCGTCCAAAACAGGTTCATATGTAAAATAAGCAGAATCATTAAAGAAGCATGAATTCGTTTTATTTTGATTATATAGTGCACCAGGTGGACATACATTTTTCGTTCTAGGGTCTTGGGTGTCACCGAAAGGATTGGTATAAGTATTCCATGCATTACCGCTAAAGGTTTGGCCAACTATGCCATGGTTTTTACTAGTAAAGTTAGCCGCTCGATCGTTTTTAACTTTATTTGATTTATTCCAAGTATGCCACGATGATGATATATCTATTGTTTTGGGGTCATATATCATATTTCCTACAAGTGCTTGACCATAACTTGGATCAGCAATATACTTTCTTATCCTAAACTTTGAAGAGGTATTTACTTGTGGAAAACTAGTTAATGCATTAATATTAGGAGTTATCTCCTGTTCGGCCTGGGTCGCGCCATTGTTCCAGTCGTTCCATCTAGATCCGTCGTTCACACCTCTAGAATCTATTATATCAGGACTATTTTGAAGAAATGTTTCAGATCCCCATCCAGAGTTAGAACTAGCGGTTTTAGGTGTAGCAGCGAGCGGCAGAACTAATGTAGGATTTCTTACGCCCCATGATGCTGTAGTGGCTTGCATTTGTGAGAGATATTGTATACCGCTTCCACATGTGGTATATTGAACGGCGTCATCGTGATATGGGCCGTCGTCGTTCGGGTTCCATACGGTTGCGTTCACATATTGATCATAACTATTCGCGCGGAATGCGGCATCCCACATACGTGTTTGAGAATCATTCCATCCTGTTTCACCCAAAACGTCACAGTTTTTAAAGCAGGCCTCGCGGTCAGAAGCATTTGATTCGGAGTATCTTATATTAATTGCATTACAATCTGACAAGACGTCACATTCACTCTTTGCGCGTTGTAACCAATCACTATAACTATTATATACATTCGACGCATCTCCAATGCAATATCGGTGAATACAGTTGAGTGCGGTTTCATCGTTTTTATTCGGCAACTGTGACCACTCACCTTCTTTAACATGTATAACGCTATTATCTGGATAATAAATGCTCTTATATCCTTTAGGTGGAGATGTAATATATTTGCCAGATACATCTAATTTTCCCCATGCACTACCGAATATTTTTGCAGTTTCAGACATTTGATCATCTGGATTTTTATCTTGAGTTCTGTCCACTTGATTTTCTATTACATTTAGAATATTAAATACTAATTGGTGAGAAATATCCACATGACCTATTTCATGAGCGGCCAGCATTGGATTTCCCAAACCAGAAGCATATGGATCAACCACAGTAAAATCTGTCAAAAACTGCGCCTTCATCGCGTACTCATGTTTGCCCCCCCCCGCTAATCCCTGATTTACATCATAGCCGCTCCAGGCGCTCGGGCGTAAAAAATTTTTAAACTCATAAGTAGTTTCATAATAGCTATAAACTCCCCCTCCGGTTGAATTAGTGTTAATACGGAAATCTTCATAATCAAAATGAATACCACCATAATTGGCATTCCAATAAGCAATATTTGATACATCTAAAATAGTTTTTCTCGGTATGTGATACACCATATTAGTCATATTCTGAACATATTTGTTATTTTTAATAATATCGTAAATAGATTGATTACTAGGATCGACTGTTCCTTGAAGTAGAGTCTTTTGAAAAGCTGATAATTCTGCTTCTTTCTTAATCATTAACTCAAACTCATTAAAATGCTCAATAGTCGCCGCGCCCCACCTAACATCACCTCCGCTAGTCTCCTTAGTAACTCCCTCATTAGAAGTCGAAGGAATTGCTTTTGTTAATCCGCCCATCGGAATAAATAAATTGGCTGGTCTATCTACAACACATCCCCCCCCATACCCGTTTCCGTGATGGCGCGCAGAATACTTTCTCAAAAAAGGTTCTATAGAATGTCCTGATAAATCTAAATTACTATTACAAATGACTATACCATTCAAAGATTTTTGTATAGTAGGAGGTTTTTCTCCATCAGTAGCTTGACATGTCATCCTATCGCGCTTCCAGCGCCTCCCGCCATACAGCTCGCCTTCATGTGCAACTTGCCCAGCAAAACCGACAACGTGTGATGCATCCGAAGTCGAAACCCAGGTTGCATGGTTCCATAATACAATTAACTCTCCAACAGATATAGAACCCAGTGCAGACAGACATACATTACTCGTGTCTTGGATGTCCTTGTTACCCAGGTTATTCCGAAGTGTGTATGATTTACACAAAGGAGCTAAGCCCGGCTCCCCGCCGCCGTTCTCAGTAGTTGCATTCCAAATTAATCCGGTGGTGTCTGAACCACTACGATAGCTACAACCTTTTGGTACGTTCTTCAACCCCGACTGAGATCCAGTCCACAGGTATGCCAAGGTCGATTTTAAACCTAACGCTGCTGCTGCTTCTTCACACTCTTCCAAGGAATAAAGTTGTGTGTCTGGGGGACATCCATTATCACCTTCCTTTTTCTTTTCATAGGTAAAAGGTATGGTGAGTCCCCACATATCTTTTTCCGACACGGCCGATAAATAGTCGGATTCGCGAAGGGTCGCCGCCTTCTGCGACGCCGCGTCCTTCTTAATAATGGTGTCGTTGCGGTCGGCACCGGCACCTATACACCAGGACCTAGCCTGAGAATTATAATTTTCAAAATAGTCTGGTGCGGCGCCAATAAGAATACCACCAAACTTACTGGAGTCTTCCACACCATCAGGATTAACTTTGATGTTATAGCGTATAGAGTATTCGAATTTTGCGAAAGATGCATCTGATGTTACGTTACTATTATACCGTATGTAGTTGCCCGCTTCGTTTTTCCAGTTGGGCGAGTACAAAGCACACCCTGGTGGATCTCTGCTATTGTTGACCTTGGAAAAAGCCGGAAGTTTACCATCATGAAAATTATCCTTAAACAGCAGCTTCGCCGCCGCCTCGCACTCCGTAGCGGTTTTTATATGGGTAGTATAACGTGAGATATGCTCGTGATCCCATCGGGTAGGGTCATTGATGATGGCGTCAATCTGCGCCGGGGTCCTGCCCCTTTCGAGTATCTCCGGGTAATAATAATAATAGTCATCCTTTTTAGCAGACCCATCGCTCGTATCGACATGATTGCCATCATATATCATAGGGAGGATTCCCCTTCCATGTCTGTACCAATCTGACATATAAGACCACGCCACTACATCTCTTAGACTCGCGGGTATATCATTTAGTGAAAAATCCATTACATTTACAACATCATAGCTTTTGTTACTGCTACTGTTATTATTATAAACATGATTGAGTCTAAGTGCAGTTGTTCTATCTAGAACGTTACTGCAATTATCATATAGCAGCTTATTTATTTTATTTGTGTTTGTTACAATGTCTTTATACCCACCTTGATATTTATCAGTATCTATTGTAATATTACAATTATGTAGTTGCGTCGAAGATGTGTACATAAAGGTTCCTTTACTATCTAGTGGTAGTGTATATTGACCTACCCTATCATTCCAATCATCAATACTAATTTGACTATAACCTTGATAAACAGACATCTCGAGGTTGGTGGGGGGATCATTCAAACTCATATCCACTTTGGGTATACCTGATGTTCTCGAATACATCACCTCAAGTTGGGTTAATGATGAATCTACTACATTTTGTATACTAATATTTGGCTGGTTTGACAATAATAACATTGCATCGCCAATAGTTTGTTTATCTGCACAACTTTGTTTACGAGCAGATAAATATGTATATGGTTTAATAACATCACTTAAATTATTATCAGGGGTTGTCAATTTGTCTTGAGTTACAAATTTAAATATTGCACAATTATCGAAATCTCTCGTTAATTCTAATTTTCCAGAACTTATATCGATATCCAAATAACTCATGCTAGTATCCCGAGCAGACACAACCTTTAATTTAAATTCGCCATTGCTACTACCATTATATAAATTTGATGCAATATCTGGTGATATTTTCTGAAAAAATGAACCATCTTGTGTCAAAGCGAAATCTGTTGTTAATTGCGTATTTCCACATATATCCCATTTAAGTGACGGGTGGGGGTCGTCGGGCTTATCTACTTTTAGTATGTAAGATTTAGATACATCTTCATTATAAACTATCTTAATAATATTGTCATTTGAAATTACATTGGGTGTATATGAAATATCCAATGTTTGGCCCGGTGAAATAGTAATATGATCATAAAACACTGTTTTATAGTTATTTAACGTTAGCACATTACTACTATCAGCTTCATAAACTAAGCTGTTTTTGTTTTTTTTGTTATAAAAAAGTGGATAATTACTTAAAATTTTTCCTTTATTAACAAAGACGCCTGCGTTCGATAATATATTATATTTATTGTAGTTGTATATAATTGGTGTAATAACATTTTCAATGGTTTTATTAATTCCAAGATCAACAATGTTTTTTGGATCTATGTCTTGTGTAATGTTTTCAAGTCGTCCATTATTGTTTAGATTTGCATATCCATAACTGCTTGATGCCAGTGTCAATGAACTATAATTAATAAATTCATCTTGACTTCTGATATTAAGAGTGCCTTGTCCATAAATAGTGGTATTACCATAATTTTCGCAGTATTTTGCTTCTAATGTTCCATAGCACAAAATTGTTCCATTAACTGTTAATGTTCCTTGCACTTCTAGATGTGCATTTGGTGCAATAACAAGAGTGCCATTAACCATCATAGAGCCACCGTGTATGATTTGTATATCAATTGTCACTATTTCCGCTGATAATATATCAAAGTGGTGTTGATTAGAAATAATATATGCTGTATTCTGTGTAATATTGCACCGGTGTCCATTACTTATTACATTACCACCAACTGTATACAGGGCATCTCTTGGTTCAAAAAGTAATTCCAATTGTTTTTTATCTGAATCTAAACCCATGATAAAATCCGCGGTAGACTGCACGGTATTTAGCATAGGTGAGGCGCCGACCTCTATAAAATGCTCCTGCGTTGTGTCATATACTAGATATTCGTTAGCATCACTCTCCACATATAGTCTTCCCTGATAAATATGCGGATTTTTAAGTTTTGTGTGATTAGTGAGCCGCCGCCGCTCATCCGGATCTTGAGGTTCTCGCGTAGCTGCTTTCACTTGTATATCATCATCATCATATGGATTTATTTCTAAAAATGTTGTAGTACTAAGATGGAAAGCATATAGTTTATCATTATATTTAATCATTCCAGTGTATGGACCTGCAGGAACTTTCATGGATACATCGAAATTAAGTGATGCATCGCGCGTGGCACCCATGGTAATTTTAAGAATACTAGTCGTATCGTCATTATCTGGAAGACAATATATATGCTCTTGTCCATTTGCAACACATGATACTGCATTAGACCATCCAGCTTCGCCGTCATTTGGTTCGACTGCTTTAATTTTAGGTGTATTATTAGATGTATCATAAACAACAACGTGCTGACCAGACGATGGAATTAATACCAGATTTCCAAAACGATTCATTATGCAAGATTTATGTGTGTTGAGTCCCGCGCTCCCTCGTCCGTCATCCCCGCTGTGGAGGCCAGTTAGGGGTAGTAGAGTAAATGACGGTTCATAAATACCTTTAGAGAGAGAACTATTCGACAAATCCATTTTTAGGATGTGTTGATAACCAGGCCTGGCGCGCCGTAGTATAACTTTCGATAAATCACTGATCTCCCCCTCCTCGGCCTTGTTCCCGGTTAAATCAGCGTAATCTACCGCCGAAGTCATATAAATACAATTGTCGGGCCCCATAACAACGTCACCAATATTAGAAAAGGATATGTCGCAATTAATATTGGATATGTCATACAAACGTTGTTTTTTTATAGAACTAAATACACTGTTATTAATAGCCGTGCTCGAAACGTCAAATACAACTATATCGTTATGGTTAGCCGTAATAGAATCAGGAAAGAAATATGTCAATGGTGTAGAACTTCCACTTCCTAATGTAATACTTTTATTGTAGCTTATATCTTGTGCCATAAAATCCGAAACATCGATACTTTCGTGTGTTAACGGTTTATTAATAGAACAATCAAAAACCTCTCCACTAATTGTAGTATTATTGATTGCATCATAATATTGTGTAGTTCTATTTGGCATGGGTTTGCTTTTAGTAATAGAGCTATTTAATATAGCATTTGATTTTAGCTTTACCACTTCACTCATTTTAAGGTCTTCAAACTCATGGAGCATAAAAGGTGATGTATTAGAATCTACTGCTCCATTGTTTAGAACAGAATCGGCCGCAGCATATAAGCCATAATTTCTTAACAAAAGCCGATGTGGATATTTTTCATTGTATAGTTCATCTACTGGCATATCTTTCCATGCCCAGAAATTCTCCATCCCAAGCAAATTTCTCGAACTAGATTCCATAGTGTATTTTGTTTTCGATATATATATTGTGAACTCGTCTATATTATTAAAATGATCTATCATAGATGCGTTATCTTTTTCTACTATAAACGAACTATACACGTCCAAGACTGCGTTGTAATAATTATAAATCACATATTGAGTCATCATTTTTTTGGAAAAATTATTTGCTTTAAGATCTTCCTCCGTAAATGCCCAAAATTTCGAGGTGCTGTCGTTGTCATCGGCCTGATTGACCCAAGTAAATGTCGGATTAACTTCATACAACATTTTACTACGTGCGTATTTTAGTTCATCTCTAGCGTTTTTCATCATTTCTTTTGCACTGGTTTCCATTGATTTCACATAATCTCTAGCTGCTGTGGTAATATTGTAGTGACCAGGAAGACAATTACTCGCACCTCCTGGGCATAAGGTTGAACCAGACGGACATATCGCCACTATCCCGTTTTTATCCTTGATTGGCTTCTCGTGACAACAGCTATGTCCTGGAATCTTTTTATCGTCCTCGTCAAAATTCGCATAGGGATAGCTAAATTTAGGTGGACATATACCACTATAGCTTATCTCCAGATTATTTGTTTCAAACTCATGCTTGAGAACATCTTGAGAAACCTCAGCGAAATTCCCACATGCAAAACTACCATCATGTGGATTGAAAACGTCTGTGCATACACTCTTGGGAACAAAAGTGCAGTTACTTGTATCAAGTTTAGAATCACCTTTATTTATAACACACCCACTTGCATCATTTTGTTTTTCGATATTGCTAAGAATATTACTGGCATCGAGAACAGTTTCCATATAATATTCTGCTTGCTTTATGGAATCCAAGGCATTTAGAAAACGTGTGTGATTATCACTATTATCATATTGACCATATTTTTTATTCTTCATATCTATAGTTTGACGACGTATAGAAAATGGTGAACACCTAATACCTAACCCTGATACGTCTTGGTTAAAAGCATAAAAATTACTGTATTTTTTTGCAGGCACAGAGCCGCCTTTATCTGTATTATTTGTTGCAAAACGATGTAAATATTTGGGTTCGGTTAATACAACATCCGCATCGACATCTTCTGCCATTGCACTAAAGGTATTGACTCTAATAATGGAATAAAAATCACCACTAAGATTGTGTTCTGCATGTCTTTCATATAAGCCTTCCGAATTTTCTTTTAAATGAAAAATTTTTTTAATAGAATTTACACCATAGTCATGGACATCGTGCATTATCATAATAGTAACTGTAACCTGATCACCATCACTGTTTATAATATCACCAGTTTGCCACTCGCCCAGCGGCTTTTTTGTCGCGTCCAAATTTCTATATAGTAAATTAAAATAATGGGCATGATTATTTTTGATACTTGGATGAAGTCTAGAAACATCAGTTTCTTTTTCTATTTTAATCTCCATACCCTCGGCTGCTTGAACAAAAATATGCAAGTCGTTATCAGAATGTAAATTTTTTGCACCTGGTGTTAGTTCTACAGGAACATATTCGATTGGATAATCCGCATCTTTACAAAGTGAACTTCCTGCTGAACATGGTACTTTAGGAACTCCATCAGGGCATATTCCGTCACTACCTGGATCTACCGCACAACATTCTACTCCAGCATCACCTAAACCAATGTAATAACCATGATTAGCTGGACATTGACCTGGTTCTACTGTAATAGTACTAGTTGATGAAGATGATGTTTCAGAATTACCAATCATATATGGTCTAGATTTTCCTGAAATACCATAATTACATAAATCATAAATACCCATATTAAGAGCAGAAATAAATGTCATGTAATACCCCCACCCATAAATCATGTAGATATAATTTGACTCATTCAACCCACTTTCGATTTGCATTCTCAATGAAAAATCAATATCTGTTCCAGTTACCATTAGTGTGTCTTGGTCTAATTTGTTAAATACAGCATATTCGTTCGCAAATTTTATGGAATTAAGCGTTCCTCCTATAATAATATTTTTTTGTGTTCGTTGTGCTTCAAATAAAGAATTAAAATTTTGGAATTTCAATTCGCGCTGTTCCATATCGGTTATATTCACATCGTCGTCGGTTAAAATGTAAGTATGCACATTGTTATTATGATTTAAATTTTTCATAACTGTATTATGTTTTTCCAATAAGGCACCATTAAGTTCGCGTGTAATGTAAAAAACAGTAATATCATTCGCCTCATCAAAACTACGGATGGTATCTTCATCAATCCAAGTTCTTGCTTGTAAATATTCCAATATTCTGTTAATCATAACTCCTACATGATCACTTGGGTTAATACCATTGAAACTAATAACATTTGGACCAATTGGCTGCGAAGAATCATATGTCAAAAGGCTGTGTCCTTCCTTGGATGATAGCTTTGCCAGTAGTCCTGATATTTCTTTGTTAAGGTTTTTGTTTTCACCAATATTTTCATTTAATTTATTTGCTGTTGACAATATAACTTTATTACCAGCAAACGCCTTAGCAATTCCTTGGTTTTCATCAAGCAATCTTAAGAAATGTGCATGATTATTGACTCTCTCTATTTCAGTTGAATATTGTTCACCATAAGTAATTTCAAACGTCTCAGGATTAATATCCTTAATTTCATTACCGAGCCAAATAAATTCTGCAAATGTAACACAGCTACTAAGTCCTTTTTTATGTGTTTGAAAAGCACGATAATGGTCTTCCCAATATCCATCTTTATCTAAATCTAATGGTTTTGATGCAGTAGTCATCACCAATACACCATGCGTGCAGGTAGAGGCTTCACAGGTAATGTGGTGATCATGGTGGTGATCGTCATGGTGGTGATCGTCATGGTGGTGATCGTCATGGTCGAGATCGACATGGTCGTGATCGTGTGTGTGTTTGTGATCGTGTTCATGTGTGTGCGTGAGATCACCATGAGAATGTTCATGAGTGTGCGTGTGTGTGTGCTCGTGATTGTGGGTGTTGTGTGTGTCAGACATTTTCTCAAAATTCGATCCTCCACCACCTAAAGATCTATTTCCTAAATAAGGTCCAACTGGATGAACTCCACCAGAACCTAATGGATTTTTTGATAATAGTCCGTGTTCTACCATATAATTAAATCCTTCAACAGGGTCTGAAGGGATGTTATTTTTGGTGCTTGCGCGATTACGAGAAGACACACCAACTCTTCGCGTGTTTACAATACCACCCATGTCACCATAAACAGAAGTTCTGTTGGCGATCGAAGACTTGCGTGAAACTTTCCAGGGGGGCATTTATGTATATTCTAAATATTTTATTTATATATTTCGAATCTATAAATAAATTAATTAAATTCATAAATTTTGTCTATAATTTACATAATTGTCCTACAACCCTGTTCTCGTTTTCTTTAAACAGTTTTTCTAACTCTATTATGGTATCAATATATTTTTTTTTATCATTCCAAGTATTTTGAGGGTTTAATAAGTTATTATCTAAACCTATAACCTTTTGGGGTATAGATAAACCAAAGTAAGGAAATTTTTCAAATTCATGTATAGTATTATTAATAATACCGTTTACACATGCTCTACTAACATGTATTGGTAAACGTTTTCCCACACCATACCCACCTCCAGACCATCCGGTATTCACTAACCAAACTTGACAACCGTGTTTTTTTAGTTTTTTAATAAGTAAATCTGCATACACTTTAGGGTGTAATGCTAAAAAAGCTTCGCCAAAACCAGCTGAAAAGGTTGCGGTTGGCTCATCGATCCCTCTTTCTGTTCCCGAAACTTTTGCAGTATACCCTGATAAATAATGGTATGCTGCTTGTTTATATGTAAGTTTACTAATCGGTGGCAAAACTCCAAATGCATCACATGTTAAAAAAATCACATGCTTGGGATGTTCTCCATACTGTGTATCGTATACATTTTCTATATGTGTTAGAGGATAAGAAACACGGCTATTTTGTGTTTTTGAGATATCGTCATAGTCGGGGCGATTTTGTTTATCAACAATGACATTTTCTAACAGTGCATTTTCCCGAATCGCTCTCACAATTTCTGGTTCACTTTTTTCATCTAAATGTATTGTTTTTGCATAACAGCCTCCTTCAATATTAAATATTCCATTATCATCCCAGCCATGCTCGTCGTCGCCAATGAGTTGTCGATTGTGTGTCGTAGATAAAGTTGTTTTTCCTGTTCCAGATAATCCAAAAAAGAGTGCAACATCTCCTTTCTCTCCCACATTCGCTGAACAGTGCATAGATAGCACCCCTTCTTGTGGTAAAACATAATTCATGAGGGTAAATATACCTTTTTTCATTTCACCACCATAATGTGTTCCACCAATAATACCTACATTATCGTCAATATTTAGCACGACAAAAACTTCACTATTAAGACCATGTTCTTTCCAATCGCTATTTACCACGTTGCAGGCATTGATAATAGTGAAATCAGGAACATGTGCTTTGTCGAAGATGTCGTCAGTAATTTCGCCGCCATACTTTTCAATAAACATATTTTTCACAAAATGATGCTGCCATACATATTCGGTAATAAAACGCACTTTCCGTCGATGTTTTCCATGTCCACAAAATCCCACAAACACATAGAGATTTGGTAACGCCGTCATATGATTTACACATTTGTCAAATAGTTTGCTAAATATTTCTGGTGGCATACGTTTATTTGGTGGTGCCCACACTGTTTTTTCACTATCTACAAAATATTTATCGTTGGGTGAACGCCCAGTAAAAATACCCGTATCAATATTCCGAACCTTACCGTATGGTGTGTCGACTATTGTGGTATGTGGTTCTAACTTATGTATTTCCTCTATGGTTTTGTAAGAAAGGTTGTAATACAGGGATTTCGCAGCAACGTGATCCGCAATAAGTTTTTGAATTTTACGCAAATACATATATTATAGTAAAGATTTTATAAATATAACTAAAGATATCTCTACAGAGATATCAAAGCGTTCAATCGACAATGGCAATGAAAGATAAATATGTTATTCAGCAAAAAATAGGCGAAGGTTCATTTGGGAGAATATTTCAGGCAGCTCATAAAATAACTGGAGAGAAAGTTGCAGTAAAAATAAATTATGGAGAAAATGATAATGTCATTTTAAAAAATGAAGCACGAATATATACCATATTGTCTGATATTAAAGGTGTCCCTAACATGCGAAACTTTGGTATGGATGGTAGTTATAATTTTATGGTGCTTGATATACTTGGTCCCTCATTATTAGATTTAAAAAATGATTATGGCCATCCAGAAAAAATACTACACCGACCAAAAGAAGAGTGTCTTAAAAAAACATTATCATTAAAAACAGTTCTCTCTTTAGGGTTACAAATGCTTCGCAGAATAGAGTGTATACATAACAAAGGGTTTTTACACAGAGATATCAAACCAGATAATTTTCTTTTTGGCAGTGAGAAACATCCACATGTGTTATATATTATTGATTTTGGACTGGCAAAAAAATACTGTAAATATATTGATAAAGACGATCAGACTGGAAATGATATTGATCATATTCCATGTGAAACAGGTCGCAATATTACAGGAACAGAGAGATATGTGAGTGTAAATGTGCATGATGGATTAACGCCAAGCCGCCGCGATGATATGGAGTCTATTGGCTATGTTATGATTTTTCTTTTTATAGGCTATTTACCTTGGTCATCAACAGCAATAGTAAGTAACAGTAATAGTAATAATAGTAATAGTAATAATAGTAATAGTAATAATAGTAATAATATACTAGATAAAAAAAAAGAAACTGACCTAGTCCGCTCTATGAAACAGCGGGTAAGTCATTGGATGTTAGAAAATAAACTACCTACGGAATTTATTGCATATATAGAATATTGTAGAAGTCTGAAGTTCAAGGAAAAACCGGATTATAATTATTTGCGAACACTACTATTAAATTTATTTAAACATAAACAGTTCACTGTAGATAATAATTTTGAATGGAATACTCATAAACAAACACCCCAAAATGATATATCATAAAACAAGCTTAAAGCTACTCATATATAACAATATATTATGAGTTCAGACAGCGTGAAAGAGACAGGTTGTGTCAAGTGGTTCAACAATAAGTCGGGTTACGGCTTTATTAGTTCGTGTGAGGAGGGTGGAAGTGATGTTTTTGTGCATCATTCTTCACTCTCAGTCGGTAACGAACAGTATCGTTATCTAGTTGCCGGTGAGTATGTCGAGTTTTCAAAAGAGCCTGCTACTAATGACCATGAGTGGCAGGCGACAAATGTCACTGGAGTCAAGGGTGGCAAACTTATGTGCGAGACACGCAACGAGATGCGCAATGCTGCTTCACAGGAGGGAAAGCCGCGCAAATCATCCAATCGCCGAGGTAACCGTAATGGTAAGAGCAATTCGGAGGAGAAGGAGTATCTTGCTGTAGCGCACGAGTAAATCGTGGGCGATAGCCCCCGAACCCCATAAATAAAAATAAAATTTATTTTATAAACAATAAATTTTATTGCTTAAAATTGAAGTACTTTTTTCCTCAACTTTTTATAAAAGTTGAAGTAAAGAATGACAATTATTCTTTCCACTCGAGAAAAAACGCTGCGGTTCACCGATCAGTTCGATGGTATGGACGAATCCCAATATTGTGATGTAGACATTACGGTCAAACACAAGCTTTATGACACCGGACAAGAATTTTTCGATATTAAATACAAGTGCACGTATAGTGATACATCGCCTGCATGCAAAACACTGAATCCGTTCTTTGGTGGCTGGGATGGTGGTGCGGAGCCGTATGATTGTCGGAATGGCGATATTATTGCCGCCAATGAGATGTCAGCACAAATGGTGAAATATCTTTTAATGGATTTTGATGAACTCGCCCAGTTTTCAGGACATCGAACTGCATTGTCTTATAAAATCAACTTGATGCGGGCAATCACGTATTTGTGGGATTAAAGCTTTGTCATAAATAAAAATATATTTACCCAATCATCCATTCAAATACTTACACTACAAATGCACAATATACGACCGCAATCCACGCAACTCCAACGCAATTTTTTTCCACCACCTGTCTTTTGCGATATCTTGGCTGCGTGAAACAGACCAATTTTTACGCACATTAAATGATGATTCTACTTGCCAAATATATAATTTAATGGCATCATGGCTAATTTTATCTTGCACATGCACACCCACATTAATATTCGAATATATCTTTTTCACAATCCAAGGATATGGATGAAAATCAATAGCCTCTTGAATAAACAAATCAGAGTTTAGCGACAACACAATATGACAGCGAACAATATTTTTATCAAGGTTATTTATTTTCATTTCAATAGAAGTGGGTGTAGTAAGATATAAATTTGTGTGATACTCTATAGCATTTTGAAAAAGTGTTTTATCGCATTTCATACCGCCATATTCTATTCTATAAAATAAAGCCAAAACATCATCCATATTATCAATATTACTATCAACAATGTTTTTATGAGAATTTGCTCGTGTAATAGTCATTGTCGTTTCGTCAGCTTCTCCCGTGCAATCAAAATATTCATCCGTCTCACATAAACTAAATACAAAATTTTCTAAGAAAGCATAATCAATTTCGGTCACCGTATGTTTTTTATCGACCATCATCAACCATACGATAGTGGATAGTCCTCGAACCAGGCAGACATCTTCAATCGCTATAATGGGAAGGCGGCGCAGAGTTGCAATGGTATCTTGTGACATTAAGGAATATAGTGTTCGCAGAGCCAATTCCGTTTTTTTACGTCGAATTGCTTTTTGTAAATGCGATTTTAGTAGAGGCATAGAACATGGCACCTCCGGTGAAGTATAAGTCATGGCCGATGAGCGATGATGCACATTGCGTTTCCAGAGACGAATCCCACATTTTCCTACGACAAATTCATCATTAGGAGATACATCATTTGCAAACCAAGTTGCTGCGTTTGCACAATTATAAATAAAATTTTTTTTACCTTCGGCGGGCTTCGACATTTTGAAAAATTTATGTAAGGACATGTTTAGTATAATATAGTATAATGTTCCTTATATTAATCAATTTTATATAATAATATTATATATATAATAATGGCAGCTGAAGCAGCTACTGTTGAATCACGAGTCGAACTTAACGATGCTCTCATGCAGAGTATAGGAGATTCACCACTTATACAGCCCGTTGCTGTTGTAGTTACAGGAAGATTCCAAGCGATGCACATGGGTCATATTGCAGTTGCAAATATGATAAGAGATATAGCAGAACTCACAGGAGGAGATGCATATTTTAACATTACGAAAGGTGCATTACAAGACAAGCGAGATAGAGATAATCCATTAGGATCAGAAACAAAGCTAGAAATTGCACAATCATTTTTAGGTTGGGATGAAACACGAGGGCATCATGTTAAATTAGGAAACAACCCATTTGCGGATGTTTATGAACTAGCAGAAACATATAATACCATTTTTTTAGTTATAGGTTGTGATAGATTACCCTTGGCAAAAAAACTTGCTGATGGGATATATAAAAAATACCCGGGCAAAAAATTTTATGGTATAGTATTACCTCGTGATTTAGGAGATATATCACCCGGCGCGGATAAACGCGAGCAGCAACAACACATTGCATGTGAAAAATCCGAAAAACCATATATTATAAATTTTGCGAATCCACAGTTTAGATATGAGTTTGATGCTTTGCCAGATAAAAAAGGAATGAGTGGAACAGAAACCAGAAAAACTATAAGAAATTATAATAACTTAATGGATGCGGGACGCGAAGAAGATGCAGAAGAAGTGCGCAATTCATATTTAAGCGCAATGGGCCACCTACCAGGTGCAGAAGCAGCATTTGATAAGATGTCCCTTGAAATTAGAGATTTTGATACATATTTGGCCACTAGAAAACGTAAACGAGAAGGGGGTAGAAAATCAAAAACTCGTCGAAAATTAAAAACACGTCGAAAATTAAAAACTCGTCGAAAATCAAAAACACGTCGAAAATCAAAAACACGTCGAAAATCAAAAACACGTCGAAAATCAAAAACACGTAGAACATCAAAAACTAGAAAAACTCATTAAATATATTGTGCATTATATTTATAATTCCATAAATATAATATTACATAAAACAACTATCACATAAAGAATTTCATAATATTTTGGTTTCCTGAACGACATGTTTGTTGTAAATATTTGTCAAACAAAATCGCCTTTACTTCTTTATTGCGCAAAGCATCTTCTTTTTTCTTATACGTTTCTGCGTCCGGATACTTTTTTTTTAAATCCACTAATTCTTTCTTCCATTTACGCAATGTATGTCCTTTCCGTCTCTTAAAATCGCCCAGTTTTTCCAACACTAGAGCAAACACTTGTTGCACAGGTTTCATGATTTGATTTGTCATATAAAACGCATAATTAATCGCAATATTATTTTCCATAATATATTCTGGTGTTTCAATACGATCACCTTGCAGTGCCTTTTTATCAGGATTCTCAATATAGACATATGCTACTCTGTCGCCCACACTAGGTTTACTACCAGGATCACGCTTACCAATACGATCAGCCAGCACTTTATGTGCTATTTGTGATGGATTTTTATATCCCGAGCGCAATGATTTTGTAATCACTAATTTTTTCATATCATATTTCTCATCCACAATATTCTGCAAACACTCTTTCAAGAATGTTGCAGCTTGCTCAACATTTTGCTCTTTCATTAAAATATCAATGATTCCACCATATACATCTTTTACAATCGGTGCGTTATCGCGCCGCTTTAACACAATACCCATAGATTTGCGCTTACACTTATGTGGGTCAAGTTCATATAACATACCGACATATCGTTTCTTGGATAACAAACAAAATGGCAGGAATGTTTTCTCGTATTCTAAATCGTGTGGTTTTTTCAAAAACTTACTAGCTAACATACCAGCTTCTTGGGCCAGTTCAATCGTAATCTCCAGTGCTTTTTGTTTAATAATTGGTGTGCCGTCTAACTCTGTGGGATTAAATTTAAAGAATACCGAATCTGTATCACCATAGACATATTCAGCATTCACGCGAACTTTACCATGACATTTTGTCTCTACCTCAATATCATGATAGGCTTCCTCAATCACACGTCTCGCATACGTCAATAATTTTCGACCAATGGCTGTTGTCGATGCCGCGCAATCTTTCTCATAAAATGAACTGGTTTTTGCACCTGTTTGTCCATACATAGAATTAGCTGTTACCTTAATACTTAATTGTCGCTTATCTAAGACATTTTTCATAAACTCATCTTTTTGTTGTGGAATCAATTTCCTGGTGGCCTTTCTCGCAGCCAGAAGTTCTTCTAAAATCGCCGGCATAACACCTTTTCCTTTTTCCTCTGGAAATTGTGCAAATCGACACACTTTATAACCCACACAAACCTTCTCCATCGCAGCTTTGGGATTGCCATTCTTGCGTTGCCAACGATAGGTATCATATTTAATATCAACATATTTGTAACCAGGCAAATTATCATATTTATAGTTGCTTTCACCCTCCTCACGCTCCCCAGTTTCCACCAATAATTCATCATCTAAATTATATTCTTTTGTCCAGACTTTACTATCATGTGAAATATTTTCACTAATCATCGAAGACGGATACAAAGAGCTATAATCAACACAAGCCACTGGATCATTTAAATATAAATCACATTTCGGTGGTAAAACAATTGCACCTTCATAACCTTCATCGCTCTTGCCCTTATCAATTACCGGCATCAGTGTATTTTTTTCCCGACATTTTTTTGCAATATAACTGGTGAGTTTAATACCCTGTCCACGCATCACTAAGAAATCCATCGGAACACTACACAGCGAAGACATTTCAATAAATCCAGTCATGACATCGATTTTTCGCATTAAATGATGCACAAGATTACAATCCTGAACACAATATTTTGCAATAATTGCTCGTTCATCGGGGCCTTCATTTGTCATGCGAAATATGTCTTGTGGTGTAACATCGTCTTTTGCCAATCCCCAACGGACTTTTTTCTGCATATTGGGTGTTTCCACACCCTCAATCCAGAACGTCCCTGCGCTTTCATCCACATTAAATACTTGAAATTTCTCGCCATCTTTATATGCATCCACCGAATGCGCAGCTTCTTCAAAATTAATATAGCTACCATTTTCCAAACCGGTAAGATTTTTACTATAAATTTTTGTGTTTCCATCGCTATGTTCAATCTTACTCACGCCATCGCCAATAAAATAACCTGCCACATAATCTAATTTATATTTTAATAATTGATAATCACGTCGAAAGTAATTATACAAATCAACTTGCAATCGACCCGTCATTTTGACATATTTTAAATCGTGTTGCCCACTGGCAATATAAAGTGTATTGGTTTCAAGACCAGTTTTTCCTGTTTTCCAATCATGATTTAAACAAACCTCACCCTTGTTTCTAGACAATTTTAAAAAGTCATCTTCACAATCCAATTGTTTTGAACGAATATGCATAAAGTTATAATCAAACCCAAAGATGTTATATCCAATAATAATATCAGGATCTTCACGCTGAATAAGATCAGACCATGCCAATAGAACTTTTTTTTCAGTGGTATAACTTTCAACCTCCGCATTTTCTGCGTTTGGCATTTTACTGCAAGTATCTAGAACAATACAATGGTTTAAATATGGTTTTTCTTGACCATATTTCAAAAATGTCGATCCAATAAAAGTAACTTTGTCACCATGTAATTTAGGAAATACATCATCTAATGAACGTGTCAACTCATGTAGTTTTGTATCACGCGAAACATCTTTACTATCTAACATCTGAATGATTGTCTTTCCTTTTATGTTTTCTTTTTTGTCATTGGTATTGTTTTTTTTCTTATACATCCAGCTGGCACCAACTTCTTCTGCTTGATTGTCGGCTTGTCCTTCTTCACAAGTATCTAGTTCTGGTTCATCATCACCAATATCACCATTATTATTGTCTACATCACTATCACTACTATAAGATGACTTCACTTTGTGTTTTAACCAACGCGTCAACAATACACTAAATTCATTTTCTAGTATTTTTGTTTTAGTATATACAATGTCGACCTCATCAATGTGTGTAAATGACTCCATGAAACCATTATTTTTTGCTGTGCAAATTATAGAATTCCGAAATGCTGTTGATAAGATATTTTTCAACAAGTATTCTTTATTTTCAGTATAATCTCTTTCTTCAATACATGTTTTAGCGTAATTATCCCAAATATCAACAATATTTGTCGCCAGCTTTTTATAATTTTTAATTGCCAAAGGAAAGTCACCATGACTACTGCTGGCTTCAATATCAAAACTACAAATTTTATACGGAACTATTGCTTCTTTTTCTGGCTGTGGCACAATGTCTTTATAATCAATTGTAAATTCGAATGTGCAAGAAGTAGATTTTTTCTTGTGAATAATGAGACTTTTGCTACTTAATTCCACCCAACCAGATGGACTAATATTACGAATATGAAACATTCGAAGCAACGGCGGAATTTGCGCTTCATACAAACGTGTAAATGTGTCACCAAATTCGTATCCTGTTTCACTCAGTTCTCTATGATATTCTTTATTTTTTATATATGATGTATACCACAAATTTTTTGCTTTTCGCATGGCCGCTTCACATGAAAATGAAATCATAATAAATTTATGATTTGCACCTCCATCGAATCCATACAATTTTTTTCGCTTAAGCAATTTATACGTTAAAATACTAGATTCGTATAATTCCCCCATATCTGTGCGCATCTGTGTGATAAATCCGTTACATGTTTTATTTGTCCAATCTTCATCTACTTTAACATAAAAGAATGGTGTAAACTTTTTCACAAATATAGTTGCTGTTTCTCCCTTTTCATTAATACCAAACATTTGAATCGTAAATTCTTTTTCGGGCGGTGTCCACGCTGCCCCCGCGATTCGTTCCTTTTCTTCTGCGTTCTCCATATTATCATCATATGAATGAAACGTCAGTAATCTAAAAGAGCGGCTTCTGATTTTAGCTTTTTTTAACACCAGTTTTTTACCCGTTTTTCGCACTATAATTTTAGGTTTGTCATTAATATTTTGATTCATTATTTGTGCGTATATTTCACTATTATATATCATTCAATTTTTCTTATATAATTTTCTCTGTATTTGTATAGAATAAAATGATGCCTAACACACTATTTACAAAACTAAACAAACCGATAACCACCCTTACTAAATCGATGCAAAAATCCAAATATACTTATTGCATAGTTTTTATTTTATGTCTTATACTGGTAATTTCTTATATGAGTCGAGAAGGTTTTCGAAGTGGACATCCTCACCATCCACATCCTCATCCACATCCTCCCCATCCACATCCTCCCCATCCACATCCGCATCCACATCCTCCCCATCCTCGACCACATCCACATCCTCCATATCCACCGCCACATAGAAGAAGATGGTGGGATATTTTAACTTTTTCCTGGGTTCCAGGTTTTTTAGGAACATGTAAAAATGGGTGCTCTTATTTAGGAAATGGATCATGGGGATGCACATATCCTGGATATGGATCAAATGATTGTATGTTTGCAACTGATTGCAGATGGTGCGGAAATTATGTATATAATTAAATATACTTCTTCTCATATCATAAACATAATATTATATAAACTAATATTATATTATGTTAGAAACTTTATTGAAATCAAAGCATTCTTTGATAATATTTCTTATTTTAACTAGTTTATACGGATGGGGTGTAAAATTTTGGTGGAAAAAAACAGTGACAAAATACAATCCCTTGATTATATTTATAGTAGAGATAATTATTGCATTCTTGCTATTGATAGGCATTATTATTATTACTGATAAACATCATGATGTTAAAAAAGAAATGTCCAATATATTGGTTCAAGATTATATATATCTCTCTATCATAGGTCTCATTGGTTTATTAACAACTTATTTAGGAACAACCTTATTCCTACATCACAAAGTAGAAGACATGGAAATGAACGAGTTTATTATTACTTTGTTTATCAATACACTAGTCATTTATTTATTTACAAATAAAAAATTAACACAGCAAGTGTTTTTAGGATTATCCTTGGTTGCTGCTGGAGGGTATCTTATCGTAAAATAACTGATTTTAGTATTTAAATATTGCATTTATCATGTAAATATTTACTTATTTTTAGAACTAATTCTTCGACGTGTTTTACCTCGACGTGTTTTACCTCGA